CAGCTGCGAATAATATTCTTGACTGCATTCATCATAACTTTCTCATCCTCAGACTCCATTGCCATGAGAAGAATTTTTTCTTCCTTGACTAGGAATGGACGATACTTTACTTTTTCACCTGTTGATGGCAACTCGCAATCGTACTCAGGTACGACCATTTTTGGTAAAGGCATAATGCTTAATACAATTCAGTTGAAATTATTTATCAATCTATTCCATACCTTTCTCTAAGTCTAGCCTGCTCAGAGGTGGTTTGACTATTAAAGAATCTTTGATTCTCACTGAGGTCAGGCATTGGACCATCATCCCAAGGGTTTGTTCTCTGCTTGTTTCTTACTTCCTGTTCCCTTAGTTCACCACTGAATTGAGAGAATGCTTTGCCCGACTGTTCAAATCTATAACGTTCAAATTTAAAACTTACTCTGTACTTTAAGAGATTTGTTCTACCTGCACTCAGTTGGAATGGTGTGATGTTATATGGAAGAGCATTTTCGATGTGCCACACACCAGTAACGGTGTCTGCAAATCTACCCTTCTCCAATTTAGCAATCCAAATGTCTGGTGCGACAACTTCATCATAGTATGCAACTTGATTTCCATAATCATTGTGCATATATTCAAACCATCTCTCAAAAATTCTATTGATGTCTAGATTTTTGGGAGAAAGAAACTCCATTGTCACTTCACCATAGACTGTTCCAGTCACATAGTTGATACCAACACCATGATCTCTGTGCTGAGCAGTTGTCATCTGTTTTGTTGGTGTGGTTATAGATTCGCAATAGAAATCTAGAACATCATTCATTGCCAACCCACCAATTTTTTTCTCTGTTGCCAGGAAAAATGACGGCAAAGCAATCTGCACAGAATATCTACTGCTGGTTGCAGTCCCTGCAGCAGACAATCTTGTTAGCATATTTTGTAAACTTTTTGCCATTAACCGCCCCAAACTTTTGTGCCAGGAATTTTTCTACCTCCACTTGGTGCCAAAGGTGATTCATCTACAAAATATTCTAGAGGTAATTGAACTGAGTCCCATTCTGTACGAGGGAGATTGTACAACGGAGACTTCTGTTCGTTATATCTATATCTATGTAGCATAGATTTGGGGAACATCAGTTCATCCTTCGACTGAGCATCTAGTATCTGAGTGACAACTCCAAGTCTTGAATTGGGACTGATGTAGTGAAAATTAACTCCCAACCATCCAGTAGAATCTACTGAGACACAGTATGCCATGGGATATCTATCATACCACTCCATTCTTTCTGGTTGGAATGCAACGTAATGAAAGTAATATAAGTTACCAACCTGAGGTCTAGACTGCTGGAATCCTTGCACTGCTTTGTGAAACTGTTTTCTATACCAAGTCTCACTCTTCCCAGTACCTTTAGTTTTAGTTCTTATATCAGTGAAGATACTCATATTTGCAACTCTTTTTCTGTGATGATCTTAAATTCCCATAGTCTATCCTCACAAAAATCAACTGCTGCCTTCCACTTTGCTTGATTCACAGCATAAGTTTTAACCTCAGAGATATATTTTTTTGTTTGTCTCGACGGTTTCTTTGGCACCTTACATTGTGCCAGAGGTTTGACTTCAACAACGTACCTTTTAATCTGCCCAGTCACAGTTCTCAACTTAACATAGAAGTCTGGAAAATATCTATGTTGTCTGCCATCTACAGGTGATATATAGGGTATGAAGAACTCCTCACTACCCCATTCAAGGATGTTGGGATTGGTGTCGCACCAAACCATGAACTTACGTTCCCACAAACTTCTATAAATAATTTTTGTAGGATCACCTTTATACTTTTGGAAATTTGATGGTGTGAACTTACCTTTGTACGCCATACCCAACGTTTAGAAGTATTTATCACATGGCAAAGACGCAATTCAAGTATCCAGATTTTGTGAAGGGTGGTGGTCCCAGAGATTATCTGAAGATTGCCGTGGTCACCGATAGTGGTCAAGGTAAATACCAATTCTTCAGTAAAGGTTCTGGATCAAGTGGACAAGACAACATTAAGTCAAATAAAAAGGAAGGTCTGGCAACAATATATCTTGCAATGCCCAGAAGTTTGCAAGTAAGTTATGGTATGTCATATCAAGGGGTTGAACTTGGGTCCCTTGGTGGTGGTCTAGTCAACACCTTGGCAGAACTTGGTGGTGGTACTGGTGATGTTACAAGTATGGCAACATCAATTTCATCTGCAGCAGCAAATGCTTCTCCAGAAATGGCATTGAACTTAGGTGCATCTGCAATCAATGCTGTGATTAGTGGTATGGGATTTGCTGGTGGAGTTGATGCAAACTCTGTTGCTGCATTAACTCAAGGTGCTGTGCTGAACCCCTTTAGAGAAATTACATTCAAGGGTGTCAACTATAGAAATCACAACTTCACCATAAAGATGGTTGCACACAACGCAACTGAAGCAAATGAGATCAAGGGTATCGTTAACACTCTAAGATATTACATGCACCCATCACTAGGTGGAGGTGGTGCAAAGATCGCAGATGCATTCAACAGTGCAGTCAACTGGAGTGGAACTCCAGGGCAAAATGATCAAGACCAACAATCTAGTCAACCTGGCAATCCACTATCAGGATCGTCAGCAACAGTTGATTATGCATCTGGAAATAGGTGGTTAGGTATCCCATCCTATTTTGATCTTGCTTTTGTAAGAATGGATAATCCCACTGGCAACGGATCGAAAAGAAGAGTTGCACTGACGGGTAATAATGAAATTAAGAATATATATCGACCAGGATACTGTGTTCTTCAAAGTTTAAATGTAAACTTCTCTCCTGATGGTCAATATGTTTCAACCAAAGATGGTTATGTGATGGCAGTTCAGATTCAAATGTCATTTAAAGAAACAGTTATGCTACATCGTCAAGCACTCGTAGAACTGGGAGAGTATTGATAATGGCAAATTATTTTTCATACTTACCAAACATCCAGATCTCTGAAAGAACTGCAAGAGAAGCATTTCTAGATCAGAATGTCATCAAGAACATCTACAGAAGAGTATCTGTAAGAGATGATCTAGCAAAATATATCTTTGCTTACGATGATTACATTGTAAGAGATGGTGAACGACCAGATAATGTGTCCAACACTTTCTATGATACACCAGATTACGATTGGGTTATCATACTTTGTAACCGTTACACCAACATCTATGAAGAGTGGCCAATGGACACTAACACACTAGATGATTATCTGGAAAGAAAGTATGGCACCAAACTATATGATGTGGTGCAGTATGAAACGGAAGATATTACAGATAGCAAGGGAAATATTCTCGTTAGTGCTGGAACAATTGTCAATTCTAATTTCCTCTACACAACATACGAAGGAATTGTATACGGTCAGAATGCTATTCAACCGTTGACAAACTATGATATAGAGTATAGAAAGAATGAAAGAAAGAGAGCAATCAAAGTTCTAAAGGGTAGATACATTCCACAATTTATCAAAGAGTTTGAGGATCTAATTAAGTACCCACAGTCTGAAGATAGAATCAATAAGGATCTAAAGAAAACTCAGATCATTTAAAAAACCTATAGGCAAAAAAATACCCCGAAATTTTTTCGGGGTATTTTAGTATTCACCTTTGCATTTTGATTTACCAAAGGTACTCACTACTATAAGTACCGCATGGTTTGACTACGATTACTGTATCGGTAGTCAGATATCCTCTGTGATATCTATCACCAGGAACCCATCTCTCTTTCTCCATTCTGTACCTACACATTTCTCGTCTAGGTCTGTGGTGGTGATGGTTATGATGGTGTTCTTCTCTGAACGGTTCCCAGAATTCCCCCCAAGTAACTGCTTGAGCAGGAGATGCTGATGCCCCAACCAGCAACGCACCAGCAAGCAGTTTTCTTTTCAGAGACTGCCTGCGTTGCTTTGCTTGACGCAGTGCTTGCGGTTTAAGATGGCGTTTCTTTTCCTTCTTAGAATGGTGTTGCCAGTTGGGGGTAGTCATCAGAAATCCTCTTCTGCCAATTTCTTGAAGTAGTCTAGACTATCATCACCCTCTTCGGAGGATTTGTGATCAGTTACCTGACTGGTCCAGGAGGGTGCTTTGGAAGCAAACACTTCTTCCTCTTCTTCTGCAACCTCTGCATCGAGTTGTGCAGTGACACGTGGTTGAACATTGCCAAGAACAAGATTCAGACGTGCCTCCAGTTCCTCAAAGGTCTTGAAGTTCTTAGCATCAGTGAACTCATTGAGAGCATACTGTTGCTTGTAGATTTTCTCCAGTTGACCATCGGAGAACTCACCCAGAACAGAGGATGATTCAAACTCAGATTTATCGTAGTTCCAGAAACCATCCTTCTTCACGATCTTCAGTTTGAAGTTAGCACCTTCCCACATGTTGAACACATCAACGGGACGTTCATCTTCAAACTGAGGTTTTGCTGCCTCAACAATCTTGTCGAAGATCTTCTTGCCATACTTGAACAGGAATACCTTACCCTCATTCTCAGGGTGCAGGGGATCCTTCACCACATAGATGTTAGAGTAGTAGGACAGTTTGCGTTTCTGCTTGCGAGCAGTTTCTTTATCACGTTCCAGACCACTGTTCCAGAGATCACGGTTGATCGCACCGACAGGATCATCCTTGCCGATGGTGGTCAGGGAGTTCTCAATGTACCACTTGCCAGAGGGACCTTGGAATGCATGACTCCAAACCTTAGCAAAGGGCAAGTCCTCACCTTCAGAAGGAGGGAGGAAACGAATCACAGCATAACCATTACCAGACTTGTCAAGTTCTGCCTTCCAAAAACGATCATCGACATTGCTGCCACCAGAGGTGGGGTTGGAGATTTTTTCAATCTCATTCTTCAGGTTGTCGAAGTAGGAAGATTTCTTGAGTGCTGCGAAAGACATAATTGGATTACCTCGTATTTGTTGGATTAACGTATTGAGTGGATTGACTCGTCCACATGATTCATGATAACACACTATTTAGGCGGTGTCAACCTGTCCTGAAGACGTTGGATCATGGTATCGGCGTGTTGACTGAAGGTGCCTTGAAATCCAAACCGTTGCCCGACGGCATCGATCTTACTTCGGATCTCTTGCAACTCAGGATTTTCATAACTCTCCAGAGATAGTCTGGTGTAGAAAATCTTTTGACGTTCAATCAACTCAATAACTTTTTCTATTCTCTCATTCTTTGATTCTGCTGTGAGGGTAGACATCAAAGCAGGATTTAGAAGTCGCACCATATCTTCATGGAGAGAAAAGATGCTTGCTAGTTCTGCACGAACTGCGGGTGCATTGAAAAATTCGTCTGACATTATTCTGTTGTAATGGGACACCCAATTACACAGGGAGAATACCTCTACTAGTTCTTTTAACGTAGTTCAGATACTGTGCATCCCTTTTAATTTTTTCTTTCAATGGTTTGGATAAAAGTTTGGGTACACTTTCTAATTCCAATCCAGTTTCTTCACAGTATACTACTACAGCATCAATATAATTGATGAGTCCGTCAGATTCTTTTACGATTTTTTCAATCTCCATGGCAAACTTTACAGGAGTTAAAAACTTCTGTTTGATAAGTTCTTCTTTTTTCTTATCATCAACCATTTAGATTCATCTCCTGAACAAACTCTGTCATGTATTCCTTTAGTAGTGCTAGTTGCTCATCGATATCTTTCTTGATGAATACTTGCGTACCACCTGCTTCATTTGCAATGATCACAACTAGTTGCTTGACCTCACGTTCTGTAAGTTCATAGTACATTGTAGCATATGCACAGCACTGAACAAAGTAGTTTTCGATCCAGTCAATCTTCTTTGTTTTGTTTGAAGTCTTGAAGTCGATCACACTAAGAATGCCATCATACTCAGCAATACAGTCAACTCTACCAGCAAGACCTAGGAAATCAGAATAGAGTGCAGTTTCCATGCAATGAATGTTACCAATGCGATCAAGTTCCCTCTTGGAGACTCTGAATAGCATGTTTGGAATGATTTTATTTTGCCATTCCGATGCGTTGTAGTTGTTGCGAAGATAATGTTCAACGATTTCATGATACACGGATCCTCTGGCAGTAGCA